TGGAATTCCAGTCTTTACTAACCCTGATATCGACAGACTTACACCAGACGGTGAATTAATAGATGTAGGTGTAATAGATAACTGGCAAAACGAAGTAGACGGTTTAAAAGATGATCAAGATGCTTTAAACGAGTTTTACCGACAATTCCCTAGAACCACAGAACACGCATTTAGAGATGAGACTAAAAACAGTATATTTAACTTGGTTAAGATATACGAACAGATAGATTACAACGAAGAGATGACTAGAACTCTAGGAATTACAACGGGTAACTTCCAATGGGTTAATGGCATTAAAGATTCTCAAGTAATATTTTATCCAGATCCAAAAGGAAGATTTAAAGTTAGTTGGGTTCCACCTTCTGGAATACAAAACAGAGTGGTGCTTAAGAATGGGATCAAATACCCTGGTAACGAACACATGGGAGCATTTGGTTGTGATAGTTATGATATATCAGGAACTGTAGATGGGGTTGGATCGAAGGGAGCTTTACATGGCTTGACTAGATTTAGCATGGAAGATGCTCCGGCAAACAGTTTCTTTTTAGAATACTTGTCAAGACCACCAACAGCCGAGATGTTCTTTGAGGACGTTCTAATGGCTTTAGTGTTTTACGGGATGCCTATACTCGCAGAGAATAATAAACCTCGTCTCTTGTATTACTTGAGACGTAGAGGATATAGAGGGTTTAGCATGAATAGACCAGATAAAGTCTGGAACAAATTATCTGTTGCAGAAAAAGAAGTGGGTGGTATACCTAACTCTTCAGAAGATATTAAACAAGCTCACGCAGCGGCGATTGAAATGTATATACAAGATCACGTTGGAATGAAACAAGATGGAACGTTCGGTGATTTATATTTCAATGAACTACTAAATGATTGGGCAAAGTTTGATATAAACAAAAGAACAAAGCATGATGCGTCGATAAGTTCTGGTTTAGCTATTATGGCTAACAACAGACATTTATACGCGCCAAATGCTAAGGTTGAAAAACAACCACTAAATATAAACATTTCCAAGTATAGTAATACTGGGACTAATTCACAAATAATCAAATAATAAATATGGCAGAGTCTGGCATTAATAGTTATTTCCCGAGTCAAACAGTTAGTGATGCTGAAAAGCTAAGCTATGATTATGGCTTGAAAGTAGGTAAAGCAATAGAGAAAGAGTGGTTTAACAACGATAGAGGTTTTAATAGACATAGAACTAATTATAATGATTTTCATAGTTTAAGGTTGTATGCAAGAGGCGAGCAATCTATACAAAAATATAAGGATGAGTTATCTATAAACGGTGATTTGTCCTATTTAAATTTAGACTGGAAGCCGGTTCCAATTATATCTAAATTTGTTGATATAGTTGTAAACGGTATCGCTGAAAGAACTTATGACATAAAAGCTTATTCTCAAGATCCACATGGGGTTTCTAAAAGAACCGAATACATGGAGTCTATATTAAAAGACATGAGGTTAAAAGAGTTTAACACTGCTGTTAAAAGAGAGTTAAACTTAAACGTTAGAGACAGTCAAATAGAAGAGTTACCAGAGAGTAATGAAGAGTTAGAGCTTCACATGCAGTTAACATACAAACAATCTATTGAGATAGCTGAAGAGCAAGCTCTTAATACTTTATTAGAAGGTAATAGGTATGAACTCACAAAAAAACGTTTTTATTATGATCTTACTGTATTAGGTATAGGCGCGGTAAAAACATCATTTAACACTTCAGAAGGAGTTGTTGTGGATTATGTTGACCCAGCTAACTTAGTTTACTCACACACAGAATCGCCTTATTTTGAAGACATATATTATGTTGGTGAGGTAAAAACTATTCCTGTAAATGAGTTAGCCAAAGAGTTTCCTCATTTATCTGAAGGTGATCTTGAAGATATAATGAAAAATAAACCTTATAATAGATCTAACTATAACTCTAGACACAACGAGGACAAGGAGGACAACAACACTATTCAGGTTTTATACTTTAACTATAAAACTTATATGAACGAGGTTTACAAAACTAAAGAAACAGCTACTGGTGGAGAAAAAATTATACCTAAAGATGATTCTTTTAATCCACCGGAAAATATGGAGGGTGGTTTTGGTAAAATGCTAAGATCTATAGAATGCTTATATGATGGTGCTATGATTTTAGGTACAAAAAAATTACTTAAATGGGAGATGGCTAAAAACATGATGCGTCCTAAAAGTGATTTTACTAAAGTTAAAATGAACTATTCTATTGTAGCACCTAGAATGTATAATGGTAAAATTGATTCGTTAGTAAAAAGAATCACTGGTTTTGCTGATATGATTCAATTAACACACCTTAAATTACAACAGGTAATGTCTAGAATGGTGCCAGATGGTGTTTATTTAGATGCTGATGGTTTAGCAGAAGTTGATTTAGGCAATGGTACAAATTACAATCCACAAGAAGCTTTAAATATGTTCTTCCAAACGGGATCTGTTATTGGTAGATCATTTACTTCTGAGGGTGATATGAACCCAGGTAAAGTACCTATTCAAGAAATTACATCTGGAGCTGGTGGAAATAAAATGCAATCTCTTATTGGTAATTATAATTATTACTTACAAATGATAAGAGATGTAACCGGATTAAATGAAGCTAGAGACGGTAGTACGCCAGATAAAAATGCTTTAGTTGGTGTTCAAAAATTAGCAGCTGCAAATTCTAATACAGCGACTAGACATATATTACAATCTGGATTATTTTTAACTTCCGATGTTTGTGAGTCGTTATCATTAAGAATCTCTGATATTATAGAGTATTCTCCAACAAAAGATGCTTTTATACAGGCTATTGGTGTTCATAATGCCGCGGTATTAGAAGAGCTTAGCGAACTACACCTGTATGACTTTGGTATATTTATTAATCTACAACCAGACGAAGAAGAAAGAATGATGTTAGAAAACAACATTCAAATGGCTTTGCAACAACAAATAATTGAACTAGCTGATGCGATTGATATTAGGGAAATTAAAAATATTAAACTGGCTAACCAACTATTAAAGATACGTAGAAAGAAAAAGTTAGACAAAGATCAAGCCTTGCAAGAGCGAAACATGCAAATGCAAGGTCAAATGAACCAACAAGCCGCTCAAGCTGCTGCTCAATCAGAGGTTCAAAAAAACCAAGCCCTAACACAAAGTCAAGCACAATTAGAACAAGTTAAAGCTCAATTAGAGTCTCAAAGAATGTTGCAAGAAGTTCAGATGAAGAAAGAGTTAATGCAGTTAGAGTTTGAGATGAACATGCAACTTAAAGGCGTTGAGGTTGATGGGCAAAAAACAAAAGAAAAACAAAAAGAAGATCGTAAAGACGAGAGAACTAGAATACAAGCCACTCAACAAAGCGAACTTATAGATCAAAGAAATAGTGGTAAACCACCTAAAAACTTTGAGTCCGCAGGTAATGATATATTAGGCGGGGGATTTGATTTAGGAGTGTTTGACCCTAGATAAATTATTAACTATTATTATATTATATTATGGAAGAAGAAAATGAAAAAGTAGTCGAAGAGACTACCCAAGAAACGACTGAACAAGTTGAAGAAAGTAAATTTGAGTCTGCTGGAGATGATACTGTTGTCAAGGTAGATTTAAGTAAACCACCAAAACCAGTAGAAGAAAATGAAGAACCAAAAGAAACAACCGAAGTTGAAGCAGATTCAACTGACGACAGCGGAGTGGTTGCAGAGTCTGAAGATGCCGAGCCCGCACAGGAACAAGAAGAAGTACAACCGGAAGCTGAAACACAAGAAGCTCCAGTATTAGAAGAAATTACTGAAGAAGAAGTTGAGGAGGTGGAAGAGCAGGTTGAGGAAGCAATAGCGGAAGCTGAAGCTACTGGAAAACCATTACCAGAGAATATCCAAAAGTTAATGGACTTTATGGAGGATACTGGGGGAGATTTAAGTGATTATGTTAAGCTTAATCAAGATTATTCAAAATTAGACGACCAAAGTCTACTACGCGAATACTACAAGCAAACAAAACCTCATTTAGACAACGAAGAAATTAACTTCCTTATGGAAGATACGTTCTCTTACGACGAAGATATGGACGACGATAGAGATATACGTAGAAAGAAATTAGCGCTTAAAGAGCAAGTTGCCAGCGCTAAAAGCCACTTAGACGGGCAAAAGTCTAGATACTATGACGATATCAAAGCTGGAAGCAAACTTACGGGTGAGCAACAAAAAGCAATTGATTTCTTTAATAGGTATAACAAGGAGTCAGAAGCAACTCAAAAAACAGTTAAAAAGAACTCTGATATTTTTACACAGAAAACAAACAATGTTTTCAACGACAAGTTCAAAGGTTTTGAATATAACGTCGGTGACAAAAAATATAGGTTTAATGTAAACAATGCTGAAGAGGTTAAAAACACTCAGAGCGATATAAGCAATTTCACCAAAAAGTTTTTGGATAAGAACTCTGCTTTAACAGACGCTAAGGGTTATCATAAATCTCTATATACAGCAATGAATGCAGACGCTGTTGCGAAACACTTTTATGAACAAGGAAAAGCAGATGCTATGAAAAATAGTATTGCTAAAGCCAAAAACGTTGACATGAACCCAAGACAAAGTCATGGGAAAATTGAAGCGGGTGGTATGACTGTAAAAGTGCTAGGTGATAACTCTTCTGATTTTAAGTTTAAAATTAAAAACAAAAATAAATAATTAAAATTTAAAATTACAAAATTATGGCAATTACACCAGGAGGTAGTTTAAATAGTGTTCCAGCTTCACAAAGGCAAACACTATCTTCAAACTACATAGATTTTACAGCCCAAGGTACGGCTGGATGGGCACAACAATATTTACCAGACTTAATGGAAAAAGAAGCTGAGGTTTTTGGAAACAGAACAATCTCAGGATTCTTAGCACAAGTTGGAGCTGAAGAAGCAATGTCTGCTGATCAAGTTATTTGGTCAGAACAAGGTAGATTACACTTATCGTACAAAGGTACGGTTAACACTGGAACTGGAGCATTATCAATAACTCACGATATTGACGATGTTGCATTAACTACTACTCACGGTATTAGAAGAAACGATATTGTTATCGTAGCTACTGCTGAGGGTACTATCAAATGTTTAGTAACTGACGGTTTCGTTGGTACTGCTGATATCGTTACTGTTAAACCTTACGAGGTTGAAAACATTGATGACTCTTCTACATTCTCAACTGCAACAGCTGCAGCTTGTACTGTATTAGTTATCGGTTCTGAGTGGGCGAAAGGTGTGAACGGACAAGGTAGCGCTGCTTCTGATGAAGCTAAAGCTGTTAAGCCAACACATACTTCTTTCACTAACAAACCAATCATTATGAAGGATTACTATGAGATCTCAGGATCTGACGCTTCACAAATCGGTTGGGTTGAAATTTCTGGAGAAGACGGACAATCAGGTTACTTATGGTATTTAAAAGCTGAAGGTGATACTAGAGCTCGTTTCACTGATTACTTAGAAATGACAATGATGGAAGCTGTTAAAGGTGTTGATGTAGCTAACGACGTTGTAGAGGATTTACTTGGATCAGGTGGAGCTACTCACGGTACTGAAGGTTTATTCGCTGCTGTTGAAACAAGAGGTAACATTACTTCTGGTATCACTGGGGTTAACGCTGCTACTGATTTAGCTGAATTTGACGCTATCTTAGCTGAGTTTGATAATCAAGGTGCTATTGAAGAAAATATGATGTTTGTTAATAGAGCAACTGCTTTAGCAATGGATGACATGTTAGCTTCTATGAATTCTTACGGAGCTGGTGGTACTTCTTACGGGGTATTTGACAACTCTGAAGATATGGCGTTAAACTTAGGTTTTTCTGGTTTCAGAAGAGGTTCTTATGACTTCTACAAGTCTGACATGAAATACTTAAACGACAAGTCAACTAGAGGTGGTATCAACGCTAGAAATACTGTTTCTCCAGTTAGAGGGGTTATTATCCCAGCTGGTGTATCTTCAGTTTATGACCAAGCGTTAGGTAAAAACCTTAAACGTCCTTTCTTACACGTTAGATACAGAGCTTCTCAAATGGAAGACAGAAAGTTGAAAACATGGATTACAGGTTCAGTTGGTGGAAACGTTACATCTGACTTAGATGCAATGCAAGTAAATTACTTATCTGAAAGATGTTTAATTACTCAAGGTGCTAACAATTTCATGATGATGAAATAAGCACGTTTATATTAAAGACCGGGGCTTCGGCCTCGGCCTTTTATTTTATTAATTTATATTATATTATATTATGGCAAAAAAACAAAAAACAGAAAAGGCTGTAGAGCCTTTAATAGAAAAAGACTTCGAAGAAGTTGTAGTAAAAACGCCGGTTATGGAAAAACCAGCGCCGGTTAAGAAAAAAAACACTTGGGAAATAAAAGATAGAACGTATTTTCTAAACGACAAAAGAAAACCTCTTTCTTATATTATTAAATCTGCAAACGTTTATTGGTTTGACAAAGATAAAGGTTATGAGAGAGAAATAAAATACTGTGAGAACCAACAAAGTTGTTTCGTAGACGAGATGAAAGGTGACCAAAGAATGTCTCACATTATTTTTAGAGGTGGATCTTTAGTTGTACCAAAAGAAAAAACGGTATTACAGAAGTTTTTATCTTTATATCACCCACATAGAAATAAACTGTATCGCGAATGGCAGCCTGAAGTTAAAGCTTCTTACGAGGTTGATTTTATAGAAATGGAAATAGAAGCTTTAAATGCGGCTAAAAACCTAGATATTGATATGGCCGAAGCGGTTATGCGAGTGGAGATTGGTTCTAGAGTGTCAGAGATGAGCTCTAAAGAACTTAAAAGAGATTTACTATTATATGCTAAGAGAAACCCAGGTTTGTTCTTAGAACTAGTGAATGATGAAAATGTTCAGCTTAGAAACTTTGGTATCAAAGCAACTGAAATGGGATTGTTAAAATTATCTTCTGATCAAAGAACTTTTTCATGGGGATCTAATGATAGAAAACTAATGAATGTTCCGTTTGACGAGCACCCTTATTCAGCTTTAGCCGCTTGGTTTAAAACTGATGAAGGAATGGAGATTTACTCCAATATTGAAAAAAGATTAAATTAATCTAACTGTAGATGCGGTCGCTCTACGGGGCGATCGTAAACTACAAAATCAAATTATATGGAAAAGAAATCAAAAGGATTAGGCGACTCAATAGAAAAAATTACAAAAGCAACGGGGATAAAAAAAGTTGTGGACACGGTTAGCAAGGTTGTTAAAAAAGATTGTGGGTGTGGAAAAAGAAAAGACACCTTGAATAGATTATTCCCTTATAATAAATAAAAGAAATTATGGTAAGCGTAGATACAGTATATCAAAAAGTTTTAGCGTTAGCTAATAAAGAACAAAGAGGTTACATAACACCTCAAGATTTTAATCTATTTGCTAACCAAGCACAAATGGAAATATTTGAACAATATTTCTACGATACAAATATCGCTAGAAAAAGCCAAGGTAACGACACGGTTTATGCAGATATAGATGATATATTAGAAGAAAAAATACAGATCTTTGAAAAATCAGATGGGCCAGTTCAAATTAATGATCCAAATATATATGCTGGAGCTGGTGGTGGTGGTATAAACAAAAAGTTACCTAGCAACGTTTATAGGGCACACAGAATTGAAGTAAATGGAAAAGGTTGTGAGATATTAAACACTAAAGATTTTAACGACTGTAGAGAGGGTGGTCCACTAACGAGACCTTCTGATAGTAGACCTATAGCTAACATAAGAGGTAATATAATAAGGTGTGTTGGTTCCAACAACACTAGTATAACTCCATCAGGTTTTATTTACTTTAGAAAACCTGAAAAAGTCAACTGGACCTACGTTGTTATAAACAAGCAGGCAATGTATGACGCTAATCCTTCAACTCAAGACTTTGAACTTCATTCATCAGAGGAAAATCAACTTGTAAATAAAATATTAATGTTAGCTGGATTAGCTAACCAACAGCCAGATATAATGAAAGCTGGTCAAGGTATGGATATGGCAACAAAACAACAACAACCTAAAATATAATAAATGGCATTACTAGACAATCAATCTTCCTCCCAATATTATAATAACTCTAGTTTATACGGTGAATACCAGTTTGTTTCACTAGCTGATATTATAACTCAATTTATGTTTATATATGTTGGTGAAGATAAAATTATATCAAAAGCTAGTAGAACAGATGTAGCTTTCCACGCGCAAAGAGGTTTAGCTGAAATGTCATTTGATACTTTTAAATCTACTAAGGCTCTAGAAATAACTGTTCCAGCAACATTACAAATGACGTTGCCTCAAGATTACGTTGGTTACGTTAAGGTTAGTTGGGTCGATGGATCTGGAATTAAACATGTTATATATCCCGCTAGTAAAACATCAAACCCTACAAAGCCAACACAAGCTTCTGATGGCTCGTATACTTTTAATGGTGCTGATGGTAGCATGTTGACTGATTCTGAATCTACGACTTGGGCAAGTTATAATTCTGCTACGCCATCTGAAAATCAAAATGATTATCAAGATGACGTATATTGGCCGTTAGACGGGGAAAGATATGGATTAGATCCTCAGCACGCTCAAGCTAATGGTTCTTTTTATATAGATGAAAACGCAGGAAAAATTCACTTTAGCTCTAATATATCAGGAAAAACTGTGATCTTAGATTATATAAGTGATAGCCTAGGAACTGAAGATGAAATGAAGGTCCACAAGTTTGCTGAGGAAGCAATGTATAAATGGATTTCTTGCGCTATTTTATCAGGAAAATCTAATATACCTGAATATCAGGTGAATAGATTTAAAAAAGAAAAATTCGCAGCTGTTAGAACTGCAAAACTAAGATTGTCTAATTTAAAATTAGAAGAACTTACTCAAATTTTAAGAGGTAAATCGAAACAAATAAAACACTAGTACATGCCAGAGATCAAGCATAATTTTACCGGTGGTAAGATGAACAAGGATGTCGACCAAAGACTTGTTCCAAAAGGAGAGTATAGAGATGCAATGAACATACAAGTGTCAACTTCAGAAGGATCTGATGTTGGAACTGTTCAGAATATATTGGGTAATCAACATGGTTGCATTGATGGTAGTCTTGATAGTATTACAAATAATTCTACTACCGTGGGGTCTGTAACGGATGAAAAAACAGACTCTTTATATTGGTTTATATCAGGGGGACAACCCCAACCTGGTCCGAATGTCACAATGAGAGATTCTATTTGGAGACATACGTCAAACGATAATTGTAAACCTGTTTTCGTAGATAATTACGGTATTTCACTTACAAATCCTTTTGATGACACTTTTAACAGTTCAATTTTAACAAATATAACTTCGTCTGTTTTTAATGAAATAGAAGTTGGATGGACGGTAGTAGGTGTCACTAACGATGGTGTTTATTCTAACACAGCTACCATATCTTCTTTTAACACAGCGCCATATATCCCTTTTGATTTTGGCTACACACCAACAACTAATACCGTAAATATTGTAAGCGGAGTGGCGGTAAATCCTATGATTGACGTGGCGTCTGGTATTAGTTTTGTAATGTCACAAGATATTAATGGAAATTTTTCGCAATCCACTATAAACGAGGTATATCTACACGGATGGAGTGGAGGTTCTGTTAATCAGCTTGTTGGTGATACAATAGAAATCCCTGCTTATTCTGGTAACACATATACGATTAATGCTGCTAGTACCGTTTCTTTGACGTACTTAAATGGGCTGGGTGAGCAGGCTGTAAAGTTAATACTAGACACTAATACAGTACTATTTTCAAACCCAACGTTAGATCCTAGCGTTACCGCAGAATTAACTAGCGGTATAGGATTAGTTGGATCGCATAACGGATCTTCTATTTCCGCTTTAATAACTAGCTCGGATCAAGTAACAACTAATATTGCAAACGGAGAAATTATATTCAATACTGTGTATGGCGTACCTCAAACTACAGGTGGACCAATTCAGTTTGCATATGATGTTACAAACACTACTGTTGGAAGTGTTGTTAGCATTAGCGGTATTACGGGTGGTATTCAATCTAGTGATTTCTGTGTTCAATCTATAAACACGTCTAACAACTCTATAGTACTAGAAGATTGTCAAACTGGAGTTACTGCACTACAAGGATTTCAAGTTGGTGGATTGTCTTATGGCGTACCTCAAACTACAGGTGGATCAATTCAGTTTGCAGTTAGTGGTCTAGTGGAACTTGACCAACCTTTAAATCTACAAGGAACCTACCAATCGTTATACTTTCAAGGGCCAAGAACACTTAATTTTAACGCTAACACCTTAATAACTGGAATTGATGTTGTAGATGGTATGTTATTTTGGACCGATAATAAAACTGAGCCTAAAAAAATAAACATAGAACGTAGTATAGATGGGACGTATTCTAATGGACTACAGCATACTCGCGTTATAAATTCTGACCAAGGGTTATCTATAGGTAGTAATGTTATGGCGCGTGAAAAACATATAACTGTTATTCGAAAAAGCCCTATTAAATCTTTGTCACTAGAGCTTAGTGACGGAAGGGACCCTTCTTTAAACTACTCTGCAATTACAATAACTTCAGATAATCCAATAAACACGTCAATAATTAGCTCTAGTAACCCGGCAACTACTACTGATTTTTCAGGATTATTAATTGAGGATACTATTCAAGTTTCATTTCCTTATGACTATGATATAAACAGCACGTTTAGTGTTGCTTGGGCTCCTGGTGATTACTTATTATTAAAAGAAGAGATTAACTCAACAGATTTACCATCTACACCTTTGACCAACTGGACAATAAGGGGTAAAATACTAAACGTTCAAAACGGTAATAATTTTGACTCAAGCAATGGTATTGTTGTTGCAACTATTGAAATAGTTGGTTTAAATGGTGTTCCTCCCGAACCAGCCGCGGGCCAAACAATGATGTTTGTAGCTGATTTAGAGTACTCTGACACCCGTATATTTCAAGATAAATTTCCTAGGTTTTCTTATAGATACAAATACATTGATGGAGAATATTCTACGTTTGCTCCGTGGTCTGAGCCAGCTTTTATTCCAACAAGCTTTAATTATGACCCTAAAAAAGGTTGGAACACTGGTATGCGTAACAACCTTCAATCAGTAAAGTTAAAAGGTTTTAACACATCAACGTATGCGGATATTACATCTATTGATATATTATACAAAGATGACTCTTCTCCAAATGTTTACCTTGTTCAGACGATTAGTCCAATAGATATTATTTCGAGTGGACAGGTGGATCGCCCTTGGTTTTTAAATGAGTATATCGTAAACTCAGAAAACATAAAAGGTGTAATTCCTTCTGGGCAGTTGTTACGAGCATGGGATGGAGTTCCTAAAAAAGCTCTTGCTCAAAGCATTAGTGGTAACAGGGTCATTTACGGTAACTACGAGCAACATTATGATTTGTTAATAGGTGGAGAGATTTATACCCCAGATTTTAATAACAGTTTAGTTGCGTGGGCACCCTCAACAGCTGGATCACCGCAAAAGTCAATTAAATCTTTAAGGGATTACAAGTTAGGTGTTGTTTTTACAGATAAATACGGTAGAGAGACACCAGTACTTATAGGAGAGAATGGAGGTTTTAGTGTTAAAAAAATTGAATCTAAAAATTATAACAGGTTGACAGCTTCTTTAAGTGGTGTTCCGCCAAGCGAAATGGCGTACTACAAGTTTTATATAAAAGAAACATCTTCCGAATATTACAACGTACCTATGGACCGCTGGTACTCCGCTGAAGACGGAAATATATGGTTATCCATGCCATCTGCTGATAGAAATAAAATTGATTTAGATACTTTTTTATATTTTAAAAAGGGAGAGTCTGGCGACAAAAATGTGATAGAAAACTCTACAGAGTACAAAGTGTTAGATATAGATAACGAGGCTCCAAAATGGATTAAAACTAAAAAAATTCGTATAGGATCAGCAAAACACAATGTAGCAGCTAATTCATGTTTATTTGGATTTGCCAATGACACGACTAACTTAGCGCCTAAAGTAGGTGAAATATCTTTTAGTTTAAACTACGACGGTCCTAGTGAGTTTGCTAATTTACCTTTTAAAACATCAACGTTAGCTAGTTTGCAAAACGTTGAAGAGCAATTGTATATACAGTTTGTAATGGGTAACGACTACTCGTCTCAATACGCTATAAATGAAATTACTTCAGATTTTGATCCGAGTTTAACAGCTGTCAGCAACTATTTTATATCGCTAACAAAACCTTTAGATAACGATATAAATATTATATTTGACAACCCAGCATTTTCTAGTGCAATCAAAGAGGATGTTAGAGTTGTATTTACTAAAGGAGTAATACAAAACACGCCAAACTTTGATGGTAGATTTTTTGTTAAAATTGAAAACGATGGTAAAATTCAATCAATGGTTTCTGACAGTACTCAAGGTATTAATTATCAGGTAAAAGTTTCTATGCCAGTTTATGAGAAAAGTGGAGGTGACTCTATTGGAGATTATGGTATTCACGCTCACGCTTATACTCGCTCGGGTACTAACTATGTAGCAAAAGACTGGTGTGGCTCTGTAACCGGCGGGTGTGGAAACTTTACTTGGGGAGGGTATGGAGTGTCTACAAGTTGCTCTCAGTACAAAGGAGCTCTCGATAATCCTGGTGGTTACAATTATAACAGACTAGCATCTAGAAAAAGTTTTACAAGAGATTTAGGTGGCGAGACAATGAACAGTCTTGGTGGTAGTGGTGAGGGTAGTGCAAGTGGTGTGTTTTTTATCAACACGGGCAAAAGAACTTGGAAAAAGAGAAACACTGTTGGTTGTAACGATGATACGTTAGCGTGGGCAGATAACAATAATATGAACGCTTTTTCGCCTGCGTGTAATAATCTTGATTCATATTCAGGTTGTGGCGCCGGTTGGATTGACCCCTTTCCTGGTATCCACCCTGGTGGTGGGGGATCATATATTAATATAGGTTTTTCTGGTATAAAAGCACCAGGTAGTAGTAGTTTAAGATCGCTCTTTCATGGGGGTTATGGCTCGGGTGGAACTGGTAATTACCATCTTCACGATTCCATCTCTTCGTTTTTTGGTGTTGGTACAACAAATGACAGTCACAATGACCCAGCTACTAAAACATTTGTAGAAGGTTTTGTGGCAGGATCAAAATTCAAGTGGAAAGAAGACCCTACTGAAACTATATATACAATAGTAGATCAAACAGATTGTAGTTATGACGTGCATTTTGCTAGACATTCTGATGGATACTGTATGCATGGAACTGCTTTTATTGGTGATCCAAGTACATATACTAAAAACTGGGATTTTAAAACAGACAAACCTATAGTTTGGAACCCGTCTAGTGATTCTGGGATATTTATTGACGGTGGTCTTCATTTAGGTGATGCAACTGGATCTGCGGATCACGTGCGTAATGTTACCACTGATGGTGGTTTAACTCTAACCCTAGCAGATGCATCCGGAATACAAGTGGGTATGGCTGTAAGACACGCGAATATACCTTTAGAGTGTAATGTCGTGACTGTTGCTGGAAACTCAGTTGGTATTAGCGTTCAATCTACAAGTTCTGTTACAGGAGAGGATTTAAGTTTTGGTTTTATAATACGTGTTAAGGGTGGTTTAATTAATGGTATTGATGTTGGTGGAGTTGTTGGGACTAATCCTCAGGAAAACTATCTTTTGGTAGATCGTATTAGTACACAATGTAGTAATGGTAATAGTTTAAAACCTATGTACGATCTACATGTTGGAATGGCTCTTGATTTTTGCAACGGCACGCTTAGTGATAATTTTTATGGTCTTGCTATAAAAAGTATAGGAGAAAAAGACAGTAATGGTAATTATAGAATAGATTTAGGTGGTATGTATAAACCACTTATAGGGTTTGAGGTTTGTCCTAATTTTTCTAGTACTAGTGGCGTAGAGCTTAACAAGGCTTTAGCGGTTAAGCAGGCTGTAATGAATGGGGCTAGTAATTTTTCTGAAGCTAACACGGATTACAGTTTACAAAACCATCCAATGGCAATAGAAAATGGACTTTGCGGATCTATAGTAGCGGTAGGTTATACACTTCAATTTCTTCAAGAATACGACACATATAGCGATGGAAATGTTATGCCAGAAAACCCTTTTATTTGGGAAACAAAGCCAAAAAATGATGAGGGGGTAGATGTTTATTACGAAATTAGTGATAGATATTCTATTGAATTGAACCCAAGTACAATCTCACAAACAATACCTTTACAGTCACGGGTAGCTAGCGTACTTAACGAGGGGGGGATGGATTTAATGCAACCACTTGTAATTAACGTTGGAGGTCCTGGTGGGGACGAGATAACAATACAAACTAGTATTATTAATGGAATTCCAGGAGCTTGGGTTGGACCAGGATCATCACCAACGGGAGTAAACCCTATTGTAGTTGGAAGTACTTTAATAATAACTAAACCTAACGGGGAGTCGTTTAACGTTGTGGTTGAAGAGATTATGAATCAAACGGCATTTGGAACAGGTTATCTTTCCAACAAGTTTCGTCTTCAAAAAAATCTATATGGAAGCGAGCACACTTTAAATTGGCACAACTGTTATTCTTTTGGAAACGGAGTAGAATCAAATAGATCAAAAGATGTGTATAATGCTAGCTTTATGGGCAATGGCGTTAAGGTTTCATCTGTTTTTGAAGAGTATGCGAAAGAACGTCGTTATAGTGGATTAGTATATTCTGGTATATATAACTCTACATCAGGGATAAATAATTTAAACCAATTTTCTTACGCTGAAAAAATTACAAAAGACATAAACCCTATTTATGGTAGTATACAAAAACTACATAGTGGGTGGGGACAAGGTGGAGATTTAGTAACGCTTTGTGAAGATAGAGTATTAAAAATACTAGCTAATAAAGACGCTTTGTTTAATGCTGATGGAAATACAAATGTAACCTCAACAAACAATGTTTTAGGTCAAGCTATCCCTTATTCTGGTGAGTACGGTATATCTAAAAATCCAGAATCATTTGCATCGGAAGCTTATAGAATTTACTTCACTGATAAAGTTAGAGGTACTGTTATGAGGTTGTCTATGGACGGGTTAACACCTATATCGAACCATGGTATGAAAGATTGGTTTAGAGATCGCTTAAAACTAGGTGATAAACTAATTGGCAGTTACGACGATAGAAAAGACGAATACAATATTACTATAAAAGGTAATACTATTGCTAAAACGGTTACATTTAAAGAGGACGTAAAAGGTTGGGTGAGTTTCAAATCATTTACACCTGAAAATGCTATTAGCTGTGCTAATGAGTATTACACGTTTAAAGATGGTAATATATGGAAACATCACAATGAGGATGTTGATAGAAATACCTTTTACAATGAAAGTCTTGTACCATCAAGTGTAGAAGTTATATTTAACGAAGTGCCTGGAAGTGTTAAATCTTTTAAAACTGTAAATTACGAAGGATCACAAGCTAAAGTAACTTCAAAAGATGAAAACAATCTTACGTTGATGGATGGCGAGTACTTTAACTTAGTAGAAGAAAAAGGTTGGCACGTTACCAATGTTATTACTAACTTAGAACAAGGTGGTATAACTGAGTTTATAAAGAAAGAAGGTAAGTGGTTTGGATATGTTACAGGTAACGATGTTACTATAAGTTCTGCTGGTAATATATCAGGTAACTATGATACTGAAGATTCTAGTATACAGGGTATAGGTAGAACTTTTAATACAACAACTAGTATTGTATACGGCTGTATGGACTCCACAATGTTTAATTATAACGACGCCGTTACTAATGATGATGGTTCTTGTATTAATTTTAGTCATGGGTGTATGGATCCTGATGCTGACAACTTCCAATTGAGCGCTAATACAGATGATGGAAGTTGCTACTACTTAGGTTGCACAACGGGACCTTTAGCTGATCAAGAACAGTTTGGTGGATCTATAAACTATGATTCTAACGCGACGGTGGATGATGGTAGTTGTATTGCAGCTATTTGGGGATGTACTATTTTAGGCTATTTTAATTCTAATCCATTGGCAAACATGCCAAGTAATTACTGTATTCCGATTAATCTTGGCTGTACAGATTCTAGCGCTAATAACTATGTTGCTCTTGTTGACGAAATGACAGATGTTAATACTGACGATGGAAGTTGTGAATATTTAGGATGTACTGATCCTATAGCTACAAACTATAACTTTACAAGTAGTTCACCGATTGTTGATGGTCCTAATGGAAATTTAACTTATCTAAATGGTACCGCAATTGATGATGGTTCTTGTACTTACATTGGTGGTTGTACGGATGCTTTAGCCTGTAACTTTGACGCTACCGCAACACAAGACAATGGTTTATGTTATTTCTGTGCAGATGATAACGCTGATAATTATGACGCAGTAGTGCCTTTCACTGATTACACTTGTCTTGGCGCTTGTACATACTGTAATGATGTGGCTAGTGTTACAATAACAAACCAAACAACGTCTGACGCTGGAATGAGCAATGGAACTGTCACGATAGAGTGGCCGGCGTCTACATCAAGCTCAGTTACTTCGTATGAAGTTTACAATTGGAATTATACTATCCTAGAAACTATTACATCTTCTGGAAATCCTACAGAAACACTTACTATTACAGGTTTAGAAGCAGGAACTTATAATATCTACGTTAAGACTATTTGCACAACTAGTGCTGGTAACACACTTACAGCAGGTGAGCATCTTCCAGGAGGTAACATTGGAACAGGTCCGCATTTTGGAACAACTGTTTCAACAACTATTACGTCAACTCCAATACCTGGTTGTACAGATGGCACTGGAGCAAATAATAACGTTGGTGGAACTTGGGGCGCTTGTAACTATGATGCATCAGCAACTGTAGATGATGGTTCATGTGAATACACAACATGTACCGGTTGTAACGATAACGCTTACGTAGAGTATTGTGGTGATTGTTGGGATGCTGTTAACCAAGTTAATGGACCAGAAGGAAGTAATTATGGCCCTTGGGTTGCTGACACAATTCCTACTAGCTGTTTAACTCCTATAGTTTATGGATGTACAGATTCAACAGCATTTAATTATGATGCAAATGCTACTACAGATGATGGAAGTTGTGTTGCCATTGTTTTAGGTTGTACAGATGATACGTTAAATAACGATGGAAGTTATGCCGCTTCAAACTATAATGTGCTCGCTAATACAGATGATGGTAGCTGTAATCCTTACAATTGCCCGTATGATCTTAATATTAGTATATCCTCTAACGGCGCAAGCTTTGTTTGTACAGTATTAAACTTTACTACACCTTACTCTTTTGCTGATATAACAAGAACAGCCACAATTAATGGTACTACTATACCATCTTTTACTTCAAATAGTAATGTGTATCAAGGAACAGATAATATTGGCAGAAGGTTTTTTGAATCAATAGCGGGTTACATTACAGCTGGAGATACTAGTATTACTGTAGACTTTAACGTAACAACTACTGATGGTAACTGTAATGTTGATGCAACAACTAAGATATTTACAATCGGTTGTACAGACGCTACTGCTGACAACTATGGGTCGTTTGATATAACAGATAATACACAATGTACATATTCAGGGTGTATGGATGCTACGGCTTGTAATTACAATGTTTTAGCAACTACTAGCAACCCTGGCGATCCCTGTCTTTTCTGTGGCGACGTAAACGCTTTAAATTACGATGGTGCTAGTTGTAACGCTGGGTGTGTTTACAGTGGTTGTACAGATACCACTCCGTCGACTATGAACTCGCTTGTGCTCGCTGCAAGTAACTTCGATCCAAATACTACCGTAAGTTGTGGTACTAATAACGATAACGAATGTTGTACTTACCATGATGATCAAGATGTAGTCGCGAATTTAATTGGTAGTACTAACTTCTGGATGGTACGAGTTGCATACGAGCCTGGGTCTACTGGTTATACTGAAGCTGTAATGTCGAGCTATGTATTAGGTCAATCTCCAGGTCTTACGCTTAGTATGACCAACCAGTTCCCGGTGAGTAACATGACTTCTTCTCTTGGTGATAGGCTAGCAACAATATTGATTCCTTCAGTGTGGGAGAGTTACGTTTACAACAATAATTTGAGAGTAACTCTTAGTGCTGATTTTAATGGGGCTTGTGACAATGACTTTTTATCTGATCAACTACCTACAGGAAGCACTGGTTTTAGAACGTTTAATTTTTCAGTTGGTTGTAAAGACGATAATACTGCTATCAACTATGATCCAAGCGTAGATCTTGGTATGGCTAGTACTTGTATTGCTGCTAATCCAGGATGTATGGATTCTACAGCGACTAATTATGACGCTGATTTCAATCAAGATTGTACTGAGTTAGGTAGCACAAACCCTAACGATTGTTGTTGTTATACTTGTGACGCTCCTAGTTGGGATGCAACTAATCCTGTTGTTGTTAACACTTGGAACTCTTTAACGTCTCCAACACACGCAACGCAAATTACATTTAACTTCGCCGCAGTTAATACGGCAGTTAGTTATAATATTGTAATTAAACTTGGCGCTTCTTCAACTTTCGTTGGGTACGGTGTCGTGCCTACGTCAATAAACAACGGTATTGCTAGTTACGTTTACAATAGCCCTTTCCCTGCGGGATCACCTTGGTTCCAAGACGGAACTACATACGCATTCGCCGTATTGGCAAATTGCGAAAATGAAGATGGAGATTCTTGTGGCACAGCCGGTAGTGGTTACATATCAGTTGAATTAAACTCTAATATTTAAACTATGGCATACGTACAAACATTAACTTTTGATCACGATATAAACACGTCTCTACAAGTTGGAGATCAGGTTTACATGACGAGCACATCGGACCTCGGTGGTTTTCAACAGAATTCTAGCGCAGTACCGATACACGTTGGCTACGTTCATAATATTATTTCTCCTACATCAATAGAAGTTTTTAGTGAGTATGTTGATCCGAATACGGGGCTACCTTTACCTTACAACCTATTAGATCCAAATGGAGGCGACTATATATCCTTCTCTAAAAATAGAGTTGTAAATAATAATGATTTATTAGGATATTATGCATCTGTTCATTTTGTAAATAATTCAACTACAGCCGCTAAATTATGGTCGGTAGGAAGTGGTATAACTGAAAACAGTAAATAATAAATAATAACTATGTCATATCATAACTTACCTAACAGTACAAACTTAAGAACGACTAATGATCAAGGACAAGTAGCTCCTCCTGGATATCATTATATGCCAGATGGTAGTTTAATGCTTGATTCTGAAATGACAAACACAACACTTAATGGTGGTCCATCTTTACCTAGATTAACAAATCTTGACTTAGATTTATCAGACTTACCAGCTACTAGTGAACGTAGGCGTTTTACTATATCTGGAGATAAAGGAGCAGAATTTAAATTAGAGATTAAAGATAATACTACTGGATATTACTACAACTTCGTGACAAATCTTTTTCAAACAACCGCCTCTAGTTTAGAAGAAGAAATACTTGGAAGATCATATAGTGGAGCTGTAACTTTTCCAGCGGTAACAGGTGGTGATGACCAGTATGACATTTATCTTTATGCAAAACCAGGTACAGAACACGCTGCTTATAGAGAGATTAGATTTGGTGATGGTTCATTAGATATTAACAATTCTACAGGTTCTAATTCTTTGGTGATGCAAAAGGTTATATATCAGTACGCGGCTTTAACGTTAACACTACAAGGTTATTCTCCTAATAGCACTGTTGCTGGAACTATGGCAACAGATACTGTTTCTATCAACAGGGGTAAACATAGTAATAAAACGGCATTTTCTATGACTTGTACGGCCGCAACAACAGCTGCTTATAGAATCTTAAAACAACCAGTGGAAAGTGATGTTTTAGCTTTCATTGAACCAGTAGTTGGATCTGCTCCAATTGATTTACCAGGAGAAAATATATATCCAACTGTAACGGCGACTGGTCTTACTAATGCTGTCATGTCTAGTACTGCCACGGTTACAATGGCAGATGCAATAGGTGATTTAGGACTTAAAATTGGTGACAAGGTTATACAAGCAGCAGGCCCGTTTTTTGCTAATATAGTTACTGTTGTTGCTGTTACTGGTGGTGGTCTTTCAGCAAACCAATTTACAGCCTCTGAAGCTATATCAGTTGGGAGTGGTGTTAGATTAAACTTTCACAACAGAATGAATTTTAGCTGGCCTATAACTAAAGCTAACTTAATAAAATCAGGCATGATAGTTGTGCCGGGCACTGATGTTACAGCAAACACTATGGTTGGTGTATACGAAGATAAGATAACAATATTCGAGGGCACTAAAGACGAGAAAGTAATCGTTAAAAACACAAGACCAGCTATAAGTACATTTGGTAAAACCCCAACAATAGCAAAAGGATTAATCACAGCCCAAGACGGTGATGTTGTTTTTGACAAACAACAAGCTCTAGCTCTAGCTGGAGATACTCTAAAGATTGGAGGTTACGGGGAAAGTGAAATACTAAGAGTGTATGGTTGGGAAGTTAAATTTACAGATTTAGCCATTGCTTTAACTGCCCCAACCACAACAACTACCGCCGCGTCTGCTGGTGGTAGTTCTGCTAATGTAGTTGTCACGTCTAAAGAAGGTGTTATTAATAACGTGTCTAGAGTTGGTGGTATAGGTATTAATCCGGCGTTACAAAATCCACTTATCACATCCGGTGGAGGGGCAACTGGTGGTGGAACTTGGGTTGTGGACGCTGTTCAAACATTAGAAAGCGGTATTACTTTAACTGTAGAAAACACGGGTAGAGTGGCAACTATAACTGGTAATATAGAAATTGTAAAAGCAGGTACTGCGGGTCAAACATTAATGTTCGATGTTGAGAAGTTACTTTCCACATCGGCTCCATAGTAAAAAAACAAGCAAAACTGTGACTATTTAGATATAAATTAAATTAAATTATGTCTAAAAATGAGTTGCAAAAAATATTTGATAATACTCCAGCTAAATCATATAAAGAAAAGGTAAAACAAATTGAGGATTATTTCGTTAGTGTTGCTGATGGGGAGAACGTTATAGGTACTGGTAAAGAAATAATATACCCAGAACATTTATGGGAGTATAAACATTCTTTTGCTGATGGGATTTATATTAGAGAGATGAGAATGAAGAAGGGTCAACTGGGTTTTTCAGCAATACATAAACACAGTTATGGATTCTTTTTGTTATCAGGAACACTAGCATCATCAAAAGAAGATGGTGTTGAAGAGTTTATAGCACCATGTTATATTATATCACCACAAGGAGCAAAACGAATTGTGTACGCGGTAGAAGATTGTGTTATAACAACTGTACATGCAAATCCCACCAATACAGAGGATTTAGATGAATTAGCAAAAATAAATGTAGTGTTCAGTTGGGATGAGTACGAAGAATATTTAAAAGAAAATAAATTATGATAAATTTAACAGGCATAATGTCACCGCATAACCACATGGATAGAACATGGGGCGCAATTGTCGTTGGTGCTGTTGGAGCTGGTGTTAGCTATATAAACGCTAGTAAAAACAGGGATGCCGCTGAAACTGCCGCTGGAGAGGCTGAAACTAGACGTAAAGCCGAACAAGCAAAGTTAGACAAGCAAAAAGCTGAATATAAAAGTATGAAGTTTACAAATCCATTTGCTAACATGGAAAACACGTTTGAAGATCTAACTGTTAACCAACAACAAGCTCAATTTCAAGCTCAGCAAGGCTCTCAGCAAAGAGCTAATATAATGCAAAACATGAAAGGCGCCGCAGGAAGTAGTGGTATAGCAGGTTTAGCTCAAGCCCTAGCGAATCAAGGTTCGTTACAAACTCAAAAAATATCAGCTTCAATCGGTCAACAAGAATCAAGAAATCAAGTGGCAGCAGCTAAAGGGGCAGCGGCTATTCAAACTTACGATAGACAAGGTCAACAATGGGTTCAACAAGCTGAAATGGATAGACAAGCCACTTTACTTGGTATGCAAATGGGTCAAACTACAGGCGCTAATTTAGCGCAACAACAAGCTCAAGCAAATCAAATGAACGCTGATATTGCTCAAAATAACGCTATGACAGGATTGTTTGAGGTAGGCGCTCAAGCGGCTGGTCAAATAAATTGGGGTGGTAGCCCGAAGGTTGCTGATCCTACTTCTTCAACAACTAATCCAACTTTTGATTTAGATTTTCAAAGAAGACAAGCCAACCGCCAAATTGGACCACAAGATTAATAATAAAAAATAAAATATGGCAGCAGATAGAACATTAGTAGACGCGGCGTTTAAAGAGGCTACATCAAGAGCTGGAGTAGACGTTCCAAATCTAAAACCTTTATACGATAGCAATACAGAGAATATGAAATCTTATTTAGGTATCGCTACAGATGCCATGAAAGAGTATAAAGTAGAGAAAGAAACTTTAAGGATTGGTAAGAATGCGCAGTTAAGCGAGTTTAAAAAAATCATGGATAAAAACTATGAGAAAATCGTAAAGAGAAAAGAAACAATGCCTCAAGAGTTGGTTAACGCTGTTGATGCTGAAGTTAAAAGATTACAAGATGAGTTTGAAGCTGTAAACACGTTTGGTAAAGGTGATAATGTTGAAAACGAAAAAGCTAGAACAAGAATAACAGCAGACTTACAAAGAGTTATTGGTGAAGCTGTGGATGCTAGAGCCACTTTTCAAATGTTAAGTGAAAATAAAGACGCTTGGCATACCAATGCTATTAAAAGCGAAACAATAGCTCCAATGATGTTAATGATGGATTTAGATAACATGGACATGGACGATAATGTTTCGGTATCATTTATTAACGGTAAACTAACTTTTAACGCAAAGAACTACACGCAAGTTAACGATGGGTTTGGTAATATGATTACGGGTGGTGACATGAGTTACAACTTAAAACAAATGAGGGAAAACCTACCAACAATAAATGCTAAAACACAAGGTGCTGTGGTAGATATTTATAAAACTAGAGTAGCTCAAGCAAAACTAGATGCTGAAGATAGCAACGCACCAATGATTAACGATGAAGAGCTAGTATCAAATATTGAAGCTATAATTGACACAAAAGAAGATTTTAGAGACTTAGCGTTAACTAGAATTGAAGGTGTTAATAAAGAATCTTTAGTATCAGCATTACAAAATACTGATCCAGCAAAAGGAGCGTCTATATCAATAGATCTTTTAGAGTCAACTTTTTTAACAACATTTCAATTAACAGATGTTGACAAAGATGGTGATATTGATCTTCAGGACATGGAAGCTTTAGAATCTGAAGCGGATAAGGCACTTTTTAAAGAAAACTTTGATAAAATGGTTAATGTGTTAACGGATATTACGGATGACAACTTTGATTTAGATAGATCAAAAAAAGTTTTAGTAAACCACTTAAGAAATGATATTACTAGTAGGTATGATTATACATTTAAAGGGTTTAACGACGCTATATTAAAACAAGTTCAGGGAAATTTTAAAATTGGTAGAGGTGGGTATTTACATAATCCAGCAAAAAATAGGGAGGACTACGTTGGTTGGAGAATGAATAGAGAAGGTCAGATGTTGTATGATGACAAAGAAGTTGCTAAAAAAATTAAAAATGGTGAAGAGTTTACAGATCCTTGGCAGAATGAGTACGTGCCAGTGTTGGATAATAAAGGTGGGGTCGTGGGATATAACGTAAGAGATGGTGCTACTGGTCGACTTATAACAGACGACAAGGAGGTAGATGGCGTAACTATTACTGGCCAACCTGTTTTCTACACTAAGGTTAACGCTAGAAGAAACGCTGTTGGAGTAAAATATGATTAATAAAATTAAATTACATTACGCATGTTAGAAGAGTTATATCAAGGTTTATATGAGGATGGTTATTTTTATGGTAGCTTCGAGCAATTTCAAAAGAAATTCCAAGACTTAGATTACAGAAAAACATTACACGCTGGTATTGTAAATGACGGTGATTTTTCAGGTGACTTTAATACTTTTGAAAATAAGTTTACTGGAGCGGCCACTGAAGTCCCTACATACAACCCGGAGACTATTTCATCGTCATCAGATTACGCTTCACCAATAGATGTTGCTGGCTATAATAT